ATAATAAAGAAAAATGGTACGATTACATAGACGAAGAATTTAAACGACGAGAGGAGGGTTTCTGGTTTGTGAATAATGGTAAACCAACCTGGATAACTGGTACGCACTATATGTATTTACAATGGAGTAAAATTGACGTTGGGGCTCCAGACTTTAGAGAAGCAAATAGATTGTTCTTTATATTTTGGGAAGCTTGTAAGGCAGATAAAAGATGTTACGGAATGTGTTACCTTAAAAACCGTAGATCAGGATTTTCTTTTATGTCATCAGCAGAAACAGTTAATTTAGCTACTATATCAAGTGATAGTAGATATGGTATACTATCTAAATCAGGTGCAGATGCAAAGAAAATGTTTACAGACAAAGTTGTTCCTATATCAATTAACTATCCGTTCTTTTTTAAACCTATACAAGATGGTATGGATAGACCCAAGTCTGAATTAGCGTATAGAGTACCGGCTAGTAAGTTCACGAGAAAAAAAATCACAGAGAACGAACAACTAGAAGATATTAAGGGATTAGATACTACTATTGATTGGAAGAATACAGGAGACAATAGTTATGATGGGGAAAAACTAAACTTATTAGTTCATGATGAAAGTGGTAAGTGGGAAAGACCAGATAATATATTAAACAACTGGAGGGTTACAAAAACTTGTTTAAGGTTAGGTAGTAGAATAATAGGGAAATGTATGATGGGCTCTACTTCAAACTCCTTAGACAAGGGAGGGGGTAATTTTAAAAAACTATATAATGATTCAGATGTTACAGAACGAAACCGTAATGGACAAACAAAATCTGGTTTATATTCTTTGTTTATCCCAATGGAATGGAACTACGAAGGCTTTATTGACGAACACGGATATCCAGTTTTTGATAATCCAGATAATGATGTGTTCGGACCAGATGGCGAACTAATAGATATAGGTATAATAGAGCATTGGGAAAACGAAGCTGATGGGTTAAAACAAGATCAAGATGGTTTGAATGAGTTTTATAGACAGTTCCCAAGAACCACAGAGCATGCCTTTAGAGATGAAACTAGAAACAGTATATTTAACTTAGTTAGAATATATGACCAGATAGATTACAACGATGGAAGAGGAGTTAGTATTAACACTGGTAATTTCCAATGGGTTAACGGAATTAAAGATACACAAGTTATATTCTATCCAGATCCAAAAGGTAGGTTTAAAGTAAGTTGGGTTCCACCTCAACATATGCAAAATAAAATAATATTAAAAAACGGTATTAAATATCCCGCTAACGAACACATGGGAGCTTTTGGTTGTGATAGTTACGATATATCAGGAACTGTAGATAGAAGAGGATCAAATGGAGCATTACACGGATTAACAAAATTCTCAATGGAGGACGCTCCACCAAATCATTTCTTTTTAGAGTACGTAGCTAGACCACAAACAGCAGAGATATTTTTTGAAGACGTTTTAATGGCTTGTGTGTTTTACGGAATGCCAATACTATGTGAGAATAATAAGCCTAGGTTATTATACCACTTTAGAAGACGTGGTTATAGAGGGTTTAGTATGAATAGACCAGATAAAACATGGAATAAATTATCTGTAACAGAGAAAGAAATTGGAGGTATACCAAATTCAAGTGAAGATATAAAGCAGGCTCACGCGGCTGCTATAGAGATGTACATACAACAATACGTTGGGGATTTAGGAAATCAAAGTTGGGGAACGATGTATTTTAATAGAACGCTTAATGATTGGGCTAAATTCGATATTACAAAAAGAACAAAATTTGATGCATCTATAAGTTCTGGTTTAGCTATAATGGCATGCAATAGAAATTTATATGCTCCAAATGCAAAAATTGAAAAACAGTCTATAAGTTTAAATGTAGGACGTTATCAAAACAAAGGTAACACATCAAGATTAATTAAAGAATAATATGAGAAGAAACGCAAACTTCCCAAGTCAAATAGTTAGTGATCAAGAGAAACTAAGCGAAGAATATGGTTTAAAAGTAGCTCAAGCCATAGAAAACGAATGGTTTAATGATTCTGGATATAATAACAATAGGTATTTAACAGATACTAACAACTTTCACAAACTACGTTTATACGCTAGAGGAGAACAAGGTACACAAAAATATAAAGATGAGTTATCTATAAATGGTGACTTAAGTTATTTAAACTTAGATTGGAAACCAGTTCCTATTATACCTAAGTTTGTTGATATTGTTGTTAACGGTATGACCGAAAGACTATTTAAAGTCAATGCTTATTCTCAAGATCCATTTGGAGTTGAAAAGAGAACTAAGTATATGGAGTCTATACAAAAAGACATGGACACAGCTGAGTTCAATGATATGGCTCAAAACCTTATGAACATGGATCTTTACGAAAACAAAAAAGAAGACCTCCCTGAAAACGAAGACGAACTAGCCTTACACATGCAGCTAAACTATAAGCAAGCTGTTGAAATAGCAGAAGAACAAGCTATAGATGTTTTACTTAGAGGTAATAGATACGACTTAACAAAGAAAAGATTATATTACGATTTAACAGTGTTAGGTATAGCTGCAACAAAAACTTCTTTTAATAAATCAGAAGGAGTAACTATAGATTACGTTGATCCAGCAAACTTAATATACTCTTACACTGAATCACCTTATTTTGAAGACGTGTATTACGTGGGTGAAGTAAAAGAAATCCCTATTAACGAATTGATAAAACAATTTCCGGATTTAACAGAAGAGGATTTAGAGGATATTGATAAAAACAACTATAAGGGAAGAACTAGAGCTGGTAGACAAAAACCTTACGATCGAGATAAAAACAAAGTAACAGTTCTTTATTTCAATTACAAAAGCTTCATGAGTGAGGTTTATAAAATGAAAGAAACTGGAACTGGAGGAGAGAAGGCAATAGAAAAAAACGATACTTTTAATCCACCGGAAAACAAAGAGGGTGGATTTGGAAAATTAGATAGAAAAATAGAGTGTTTATACGAAGGAGCATTGTTGCTAGGAACTGACAAACTTTTGAAGTGGGAGAAAGCTAGGAATATGATGCGTGAAAAAAGCGATTTCACTAAAGTTAAAATGAACTACTCTATAGTTGCACCTAGAATGTATAACGGTAAAATAGAATCGCTAGTAAGTAGAATAACAGGTTTTGCTGATATGATACAACTTACACATTTAAAATTACAACAAGTAATGTCTAGAATGGTTCCTGATGGAATCTATTTAGATGCTGATGGATTAGCTGAGGTTGATTTAGGTAACGGAACTAATTACAATCCACAAGAAGCACTAAATATGTTCTTCCAGACGGGTAGTATTATTGGTAGAAGTTTTACTTCTGATGGAGATCAAAACCCTGGTAAAATTCCTATTCAAGAGATACCTAGTAGTGGCGGACAAAAAATGCAGAGTTTAATTGGGACATATAATTATTATTTACAGATGATTAGAGATACAACCGGATTAAACGAAGCTAGAGATGGTAGTACTCCAGATGAAAGATCTTTAGTTGGAGTACAAAAGATGGCGGCCGCTAATTCAAACACAGCTACAAGACATATATTAAATGCTGGACTATTTTTATCAGCAGAAGTATGTGAAGCTTTGTCTTTAAGAATATCTGATATTATAGAGTACTCTCCAACAAAGGAAGCTTTTATCCAAGCTATAGGAGCACACAACGTCGCTACATTAGAGGAGATGGCTGAATTACATTTATATGATTTCGGTATATTTTTAGATTTAGAACCAGATGAAGAGCAAAAAGGATTATTAGAAAACAATATACAAGTAGCCTTATCGCAACAAACTATAGATTTAGAAGATGCTATAGATTTAAGAGAAATTAAAAATGTTAAGTTAGCTAATCAACTGTTGAAACTTAGAAGAAAAAAGAAACAGCAGAAAGATCAGCAAATGGCTCAAGAAAACATGAAGGCTCAAGCAGATGCAAATGCTCAACAACAACAAGCAGCTGCTCAAGCTGAAATGCAAAAACAACAAGCATTAGTTCAAAGTGAAATACAGATAGAACAAGCTAAAGCGAAAATGAAACAGCAAACACTACAAATTGAAGCTGAGGTTAAAAGATCTTTAATGGATCACGAGTTTGAAATAAACATGAAACTTAAAAACATGGACATCGAGTCTAATAGAGAAAAAGATAACACTAGAGAAAATAGACAAGATCGTAGACAACAAATGGGTGGAGAGCAACAGAAAGATCTAATGAAGGAAAGAGAACAAGTAAAAGAAAAACCATTTGAATCCGCTGGAAACGACGTTATAGGTGGAGGAATGAGATTAGGTGCGTTTGAACCTAAATAAACAAACAAATTATTAATTATTATTATATTATATTATGGAAGAAAACAAAAATGAAGAGGTAGTCGAAAAGACTCCTGAGCAACCAACAGTAGATGAAACTGTAGAAAAGTTAAAAGTTAAAAAACCTAAAAAGAAAAAGTTTGAAGAAACACCTGAGGTAGTAAAGGTAGATCTTAACGAACTTAAAGAAAAAGCTGAAGAAATAATTAAGGTAGATCTAACTAATCCAGTTGAAAAAGTAGAGGCTCCAGAAGAGATTAAAGTTCCTGAGCAACCAACAGAAGAAACCCCTGTAATTGAAGAGGTAACTAACGAAGTTGAAGAAGTAGCAGAAATCGTAGAAAAAGAAGTTGTTAAGTCTATGGAAACTGGAGTTGAACTTCCTGAGAACGTTCAAAAGTTAATGAACTTCATGGAAGATACGGGTGGTGATTTAAACGATTACGTAAAGTTAAATAAGGATTACTCTGAAATGGATAACCACACTTTACTAAAAGAATATTATAAAACAACTAAACCTCATTTAGAATCTGACGAAGTAGATTTTATCATGGAAGATAAATTCTCTTTTGATGAGGAGATGGACGAGGAAAAAGATGTTAGAAGAAAAAAATTAGCGATGAAGGAGCAAGTTGCCGAAGCAAAGCTACACTTGGAAAGTGTAAAATCCAAATACTATGAAGATATCAAAATGGGTTCAAAGCTCACGAGTGAGCAACAGAGCGCAATTGAGTTCTTCAACAGATACAACAAGGAATCAGAGGTAAATCAGAAAGTACAGAAACAAGCTAAATCAACATTTTTAAATAAAACTGAAAACGTGTTTAACGATAAATTCAAAGGTTTTGAATATGAAGTCGGGGACAAGAGATATAGGTTTAACGTAAAGAATGCTGATAACGTAAAAGAAACTCAAAGCGACATTAATAACTTTGTCAAGAAGTTCTTGAATAAAGATAATCAAATGGAAGATGCTAGGGGTTACCACAAGGCTTTGTATACTGCTATGAATTCTGATGCTATTGCTAATCACTTTTACGAACAAGGTAAAGCTGACGCATTGAAAGATAGTGTGGCTAAATCTAAAAACATTGATATGGATCCTCGACAGTCACATGGAGAGGTTATTGATAGCGGTGGAATGAAGTTTAAAGTGCTTGGTGAGAATACTGATGATTTCAAATTTAAAATTAAAAAGAAAAAATAACAAATTTAAAAATTAAAAATTATGGCAATTACACCCGGAAGTTTGTTGAACAAGGTGCCTTCACCACAACAACAAACACTAGCTACTAATTATATCGACTTCGCAGGAGGTTCGACAGGTTGGGAGCAACAATATTTACCAGATCTAATGGAGAAAGAAGCTGAAGTTTTCGGACCGAGAACTATTTCAGGTTTCTTATCACAAGTTGGAGCTGAAGAGTCTATGACGGCTGACCAAGTAGTTTGGTCTGAGCAGTCAAGATTGCATATTTCATACGTAGGTACAGTAGCTACGGCTGGTGATACTAACGGTACGTTTACAGTTGTAACTGATATCGATGGTTCTGCTGACGGTGAAAATGGTTTCGCTGTAGCATCTCACGGTGTTAGAGTTAATGATATCGTGCTTATCGCTACCGCTGGTATCGTTACAAAATGTTTAGTAGTAGAAACTCCAGCTTCGGCTGTTATATCAGTTGAGCCTTACGATAAAGCTACTTTAGCTGGTCACGCTACAACAGCTAGTGGATCAAGAATATTAGTTATAGGTTCTGAGTACGGTAAGGGACAATCTTACTCTGATATTACTGGTGCGAACGCTGCTGACAAAAGAACGGCATTAACGCCAACTTTCAAGTCTTACAGCAACAAGCCAATTATCATGAAAGATTACTACGAGATCTCTGGATCTGATGCTTCTCAAGTTGGTTGGGTTGAAGTTTCAGGTGAAGAAGGTCAAAATGGTTACTTATGGTACTTAAAAGCTGAAGGTGATACTAGAGCTAGATTTACTGATTACTTAGAGATGAGTATGTTGGAAGCTGAAAAAACACTAGCTGCTTCTATTATTGGTTTTGGTGCTGACGGTCAAATTAGAGGTGCTGCTGACGCTGGGTTAAACGGTGCTGGTACTGAAGGTTTATTCGCTGCTATCGAATCAAGAGGTAATGTTACTTCTGGTGTTACTGGTGTTAACGCTGCGACTGATTTAGCTGAATTTGATGCTATCTTAGCTGAGTTTGATAAGCAAGGTGCTATTGAAGAAAACATGATGTTTGTAAACAGAGCTACTTCGTTAGCAATGGACGACATGTTAGCTTCTATGAATTCTTACGGAGCTGGAGGGACTTCTTACGGAGTATTCGACAACGAAGAAGATATGGCGTTAAACTTAGGTTTCTCTGGATTTAGAAGAGGTTCTTATGACTTCTATAAGTCTGACATGAGATACTTAAATGACAAAGCTACAAGAGGTGGAATAAATGAAATCGCAGGTAGCGCAGCTATCAGAGGGGTTATTGTTCCAGCTGGAGTATCGACTGTTTATGACCAATCTTTAGGAAAGAATCTTAAAAGACCATTTTTACACGTTAGATATAGAGCTTCGCAAACTGACAATAGAAAAATGAAGACTTGGGTTACTGGTTCTGTAGGAGCTACTACATCTGCTTTAGATGCAATGCAAATACACTACTTGTCTGAGAGATGTTTAGTTACACAAGGTGCTAACAATTTCATGTTAATGAAATAAGCATTTATTATATTAAAAGACCGGGGCTTCGGCCTCGGCCTTTTATTTTATTAATTTTATTATATATTATATTATGGCAAAAAAAGAAACAGCAACTAAAGAAGTTGCACCGGTTGTAGAGCAACCAAAAGAAACATGGGAAGTAAAAGATAGAATGTACTATTTAAAGGGTGGTAAAAAACCATTATCCCGAAGCGTTAAGTCCGCAAACTTATATTGGTTTGATAAAGAAAAAGGATTTGAAAGAGAAATAAAATATTGTGAAAACCAAAGAACACCATTTGTAGATGAAATGAAAGGTGATCAAAGATTGTCACATATAGTTTTTAGATCTGGAATGTTAATGGTTCCAAAAGAAAAAACAATTTTACAAAAGTTTTTATCTTTGTATCATCCAGATAGAGACGTTATGTTTTACGAAGACAAACCTGTAGCAAGAGCAGAAAATCATTTAGACTGGTTAGAGTTTGAAATAGCAGCTATGAACGCAGCAAACAATCTAGATATTGATATGATGGAAGCTATTATGCGTGTTGAGATTGGATCTGAAGTGTCTAAGATGAGTTCTAAGGAACTTAAAAGAGATTTACTATTATTTGCTAAGAAGAGTCCAAAACTATTCTTAGAATTAGTAACAGATGAAAACATAGGTTTAAGAAACATGGCAGTAAAAGCTTGTGAAGCTTACATTGTAGAGTTATCACAAGACCAAAGAACTTTTAGTTGGAAATCAACAGGTAGAAAACTAATGACAGTTCCATTTGAAGAAAATCCTTATTCAGCTTTAGCCGCTTGGTTTAAGACTGACGAAGGTGTTGAGATTTATTCTCAAATAGAAAAACGATTAAAATAATAATCACTTGTAGATGCAGTCGCTCTACGGGGCGATTGCAAATACAAAATAAAAATATATATGGCGATAAGTATAGATACAGTATATCAAAGAGTTTTAGCGATAGCTAATAAAGAACAAAGAGGATATATAACTCCACAAGAATTTAATCTGATGGCTAATCAAGCTCAGATGTCTATATTCGAATCTTACTTCTATGATAAAAACATGAGAGAAAGATTAGAGCCAAGAGCTGTTAAAGATCCACACACTACAGAGTCTGATATATCTGAGCTAATAACAAAAAAATTAAAACCGTTCACCACTGTGGCGGTGGTAACAGATGGACACACCTTCCCTTCAAATTATCAAACAGGAAAAATATTTTATAACGATAGAGTTTGCCGAAAAGTAGAAATGAATGAAATTTTACGAATGGCAAGTTCAGTTAGACATATGGGTGGAACTGATCCTGTGTACGCTGAAAATGTTAATAATGGCAGAGATATAATTGTTTACTCACCGTCATCTGTAGTAGCAGGTAGTAGTGTTCTATGTGAAGTAATATCAAAACCAGCAGCTGTAGATTGGGGATATGTTGTTGTAAACGAGCAAGCGTTATACAATAGTAACACATCTACGGACTTTACACTACATGATTCAGAAGAAGATAGTTTAGTGTTTAAAATATTAGAATTAGCTGGGATTATAATTAACAAGCCTGGGTTAGTTCAAATAGCGGCGCAAAAAGAAACTACTGAATCACAAAAACAAAAACAATAAATAAATGGGTATATTAATAGATGCGGAACAAGCATATTATGGGGATGGTGGTGATCATGGATCATATCAGTTTATAAGTTTGGAAGAAATTATAGATTCTTTTAGAGCTGCTTATGTTGGACCTGGTAAAATATGTGAAAAAGTAATGGACCAAGATATAACATTTTTTGCTATAAGAGGAATGCAAGAATTAAGTTACGATACTTTGAAATCTGTTAAGGACTGGGAAATAGAAGTGCCAGCCACTTTAGTTATGGTTATGCCAGTAGATTACGTTAACTATGTTAAATTATCTTGGAGTGACAACGCTGGTATAGAACATATTATATATCCTACTTCTAAAACATCTAATCCAAGAGATATAACGGAAACAGTTAGAGATGCTGGAGGTTTCACAACTGGAGGTACAACTACAGATTTAACCTCAGATGAAAGCTCAACAACTTGGGAAAATTACGAGACACCTTCTGAAAATCAGAATACTGATTATGATTATGATAGTGAACTATATAACGTAAACATAGGCCAAAGATACGGTATAGACCCTCAACACGCTCAAACTAATGGATCGTTTTTTATAGATGAAACTGTTGGTAAATTCCACTTTAGCTCTAACTTAAGTGGTAAAACTTTAATACTTAAATATATTAGTGATGGACTAGTTACCAACGGAGCTAATACTGCTTTGGATTTAGGTGCTACAAAAATACACAAATTTGCTGAAGAAGCAATATATAAATATATGGCATACGGATTATTAAGTGCTAGAAATGATAGCAATCCAAACATGATACAACTGCTGAAGAAAGAAAGATTCGCAGAACAAAGAAAAGCTAAATTAAGATTATCAAATATCAAAATAGAGGAACTTGCTCAAATCATGAGAGGTAAATCTAAATGGATCAAACACTAATTAAATGGCGGAAATAAAGAGAAACTTCTCTGCATCCAAGATGAACAAGGATATCGATGAGAGACTTGTTCCACCTGGAGAATATAGAGATGCGTTAAACATACAGATAAACACTTCTGAGGGAGCTAACGTTGGTACCGTTCAACCTGTACTTGGTAACACAGTCGTGACTAGTCATGTTCCTAGTGGTAGTTTCTGTGTTGGATCTATTTCTAACACTAAAACAGATAAAGTATATTGGTTAGTGGCCGGGGAAAAATCAACAACTAATAATGTCACTACGTATAAAGATTATATTTTAGAGTACGATGTACAGAATGATACAACTAAGTATGTTGTCGTAGATATATATAAGGTTGAAATACAAACAGCTGCATTACAAAGTTCTTCGTCTAACCAGTTTTTATACGCACCAGAAGTTTCTAGTATTGAAACATATAACAACACTGGTATTAGGATAGGTATGAGTATTCAAAGTTCAGGAGGACCTACGTCGATTGATCTATCTCAAGATTGGAACGTTACAGACATACAGTTTGATACAGGTAATAATCGTTGGAAAATATTATTTGACTCACCTCAATTTACAAATGGATTTATAACTAATAACGATCAAACTGTAACTTTTACTTCTGAAAGAGTTCTTAATTTTAATTCTACTAGGTTAATCACAGGAATAAATATTTTAGATGGAATGTTGTTTTGGACAGATAACCACTCTGAACCAAAGAAAATAAACATAGAAAGAAGTATCGCTGGAACTGGTGGGAGTAATTATTTAAAAGGAGTTAGCAGCGCCGCGGTAACCGGTGGTTTTGCTAGCGCTGTGACTTTAAATACTCACTTAACTTTTGGTGGAGATAACGATATCTTTCACACTAGATTAGTCTCATCAAAAGATGGTTTTAGTTTAGAAGTGATGACTGATAGGTTAGGTCAAAAAGCTGTTTGGCTAGAAGAAGAGAATATTACAACTATAAGAAAAGGACCTTATACGCCTCCTCATTTAGAAATGTCTAGTACGAGCGTACAAAGAACTGATACTGCTGGAAACGTTAATAACACAGATGCCTTTATAACTTTTGCTTTTTCCGACAGTGGAGTATTGTTACAACCTGGAGACGGACCTTTTTCTATAACATTCAATACTGATGTAGATTTTAGAGTTGGGGATATTATATTGCTTACTACTGATACAAGTTTATCTGTCTCAACTTTCACTGATGATTTAGCTGAGGTTAGAATAGTTATAACTAGTGTACCTGACGGATTGTTACCTTTTACAGGCCCTTTCGGATATAAAGTTTTAGCAAATGGGTTGACTCAAACAGGCGCGCAGTTGTTTTTGGCGAAATTAGGTAAAACAAAACCTTTGTTTGAATTTAAGTTTCCTAGATTTGCTTATAGATATAAATATAAAGACGGAGAATATTCTACTTTTTCACCTTTCTCTGAACCAGCGTTTCTTCCTGGTGATTATGATTACGCACCTAAAAAAGGTCATAACTTAGGGATGGTAAATCAGTTAAGATCTTTAAAAATAACTGACTACATCGTAGAGGACGCTGCTAAAGGACATGACGTTGTAGAAGTAGACATACTACTTAAACACGAAGACTCACCAAACATATATACTGTTGCGACTATAAAGCCTACTAATGACCACCCTGAATGGCCAGATAAAGCGAACTACTCTTCCGCAAGAGGAGAGTACAAATTAGAATCAGAACTCATACACGCTGCAGTACCTTCAAATCAACTTCTTAGACCATGGGACAACGTTCCGTTAAAAGCTAAAGCACAAGATATAACTGCTAATAGATTAGTATATGGTAACTATGTGCAAAATTACGACGTAAATAATACGGCTCTTATTGATGTTGGTATTGAATCTACGTTGGGAGATTTTATTAACAACGTTCAAGATGCTAAACTCACACCTAGTAAATCTGTAAAATCGCTAAGAACATATCAATTAGGAGTTGTGTATAGAGATAAATATGGTAGAGAGACACCGGTAATAACTGGTAACGCTGTTGACAGTACTATAAAAGTAACCCCACTTGAAGCGCAAAGATTTAACAAGATAACAGCTAGGTTGAAATCATCAGCTCCAGAATGGGCTGACTCATATAAGTTTTTTATAAAGCAAACTTCTAACGAATACTATAGTTTAGCTATGGATCGTTGGTACGAAGCAGAAGATGATAACGTCTGGATATCTTTTCCTTCTTCTGAAAGAAATAAAATAAATATACACAAAACAGATAGGGAGACTGATAACACTGTTTTAATACTTAAAAAACAACATACTACAAATGTAGCTATGGAAACTGAAATGAAGTATAAGGTTATAGATATTAAAGATGAAGCCCCTGAATATATAAAAAGAAATACCAAAGAGTTGGGTACACTAACCAACACGCCTTCCAGTAAAAAAATTAACGAAACAACCGCTGGGTTTCCTTTTGAAGATAGTAATAGTTTTCAATGTAACACTGAGGATTTTAACAATGAGTTTCTAAACACGGAAAATACGGTAGGTGGAGTACAAGACGTTGGTATTAGAGAGGCTATGCATAATGGTTTTTTATACTTAAGATTTGGTAGTGGTGCCAACTACAGTGCTTATTATAAAGTGGCTAGTATAACGCCAATAATTGGTGGTGATTTAAAAATAAATATAGATGGAAAGTTTGGAGGAGATGTAGTACAGTTTGCTCCAGATGGAACAACAGCTACTATTGTTGGAGGTGTGTTTTTAGAGTTGTTAACTAAAATTCCTGAAAACAAACCTGAATTTGACGGTAAGTTTTTTGTTAAGATATTAAACGACATAAATATAAAAGAAAATATATTATCATTTTCTAGTGATAGTGATAATTGGGCAGTTGTAAACGCTATGAGTAGTTATTATATTCATTACGAAGAAGCTATTGGTGCAGCTCCTGTAGCTGGTCAAACACATGACGTTGAGCAAGTTGGAACTGTGACTACTGGGTTAATGTCAGCGGCAAACTCAGGAAACAATGCAGATTACCGTCAATTTCCTAGAGGTTCGGCGGACGATGCTGCTGTTAATGCTTTTGCTGGAGGTGGTCCATGGAGTAATAATATAAAACAAGGTGTAGCAACGTGGTGGTGCGCTTGGGGTAACGGATGGTTCATTGATAGCGCTATAACTGCAAATGAAGACGCTGACGGTGTACAAGAGATCTCTAATACCAACGGGGCTTTTGGATATAAAGACATAGCGGAGGGCACACACGGAGTGTTTGATGCTGGTATGCAAACGCCAAGCGGAGGGGTTGGAATGGACAATCCAACATCTGTCTCTGGACCTGGTACAGGGTTAGCTTTAAGTTTCTCTGGAATTGGAGGTACGGTTAATACTTTTGATAGTGCCGCGCATAATCCTGAAGATTTTAATGTTGGTGGAACTGTGCACGCTAACCAGGGTTCTGTTGTTCAGATGTTAGAAACACCTGGAACACAATTTAGATTTACTAGTGATCCAGATGATATAGTTTATACGATTAGGCATACTAGTATACTAGAAAATAGATATAACTATGATGCCAAGCTCCAAAGCGTGAATCTGTTTGGTGCTGATTCCTTTAAAGATGGTGGTAATAAACGTAAGACATGGAAGTTAGTTGTTGAAGATAAAGACGGTAATGGTATTGGTAACAAAGACGGCGCTGGTAATAGTTACAATCCAACTGTAACTGACCTTAATGGAAACTGGACAAAAGCTAGTAGTTCAACTCCTTTTACAATAGAGTTTGTAGTACCTTACAGCGAAGAAGATAATCAAATAGTAACCGAAAATCCAGCAGTATGGGAAACAGAACCAAAAGAAGACGTTGGTTTAGATATATATTACGAAGCAACATCAGCTATTCCTTTAAATTTAAATGCTAAAACAAATGAACAGTTCGCTAAGTATGGTTCTACTGTTGAAAACGAAACAACTAATTTTGGTACAGCTTTAACAGTAACATCTTGGAGTGATCAAACTGTCACTTTAAGTGGTACGATACCTACAGCGGTGGCAGTTGATGATATTATAGCTTTTACATCTCCTGATGGTGGTGTGACTAGGTTAAAAGTTAAAATAGCTACAGCAGCAGCAACAACAACAAAAATAACTTTTGTTAACGAAACGCATTCTCAAAAAGTAACGCTACCTTATTTTAATTGTTATTCGTTTCAAAATGGAGTAGAGTCAAACAGAATAAAGGATGATTACAACGAGGTGTATCTTAAAAATGGAGTTAAGGCATCTACTGTATTAGCTAAACACTACGAACAAGAAAGAAGAGGAGCTGGTATGATATATTCTGGAATATACAATTCCAAAAGTGGAACAAATGAATTAAATCAATTTCGTCAAGCAGAATCTATAACTAAAGATCTAAATCCTAGACACGGGTCTATTCAAAAACTTATTAATAGAAACACAGACTTAGTAGCCATAACAGAAGACAAATGTTTTAAAATCATGGCAAATAAAGATATGTTGTTTACTGCGGATGGTAACTCGCAGGTTGTAGCATCTAATAAAGTGTTAGGACAAGCAAGCGCTTTTGCTGGAGACTATGGGACTATAAATCCAGAATCGTTTGCTCAGGATAACTTTAGAGCTTATTTCGTGGACAGAACTAGAGGAAAGGTATGTAGATTATCTATGGATGGTATAACGCCTATATCGTCATCTGGAATGCATGATTGGTTTGCTGATAATTTAAAAGTTAGTAGTTCTCTTGGTACTAAAAATTCTATTGAAACAGTTTTTGGAAGTTTCGATGCTAAAAAGGGATTATACAACGTATCAATAAAACAATTAGGGACAACCGTAGAGGGAGCTTACGAATCACCTGTTGACACATACTACACTCTTAGTTATAGCGAGACAGCAAAAGGTTGGGTTAGTTTTAAATCGTTTTATCCTGAAACTGGATTAAGCATCAATAACGACTACTACACTTTTAAAGATGGAGAGATGTGGAAACATCATACTAACGAAACTAGAAATAATTTTTATGGAAGTCAGTATTACTCTGACATAACAGTAATGCTTAATGATCAACCAGAATCTATAAAAAGTTTTAATACTATAAACTACGAAGGTAGTCAAGCTAAAATAACACAGCATAAACTTACAACAAATACCACTGACGCAGCTGGTAATAACGTTAGTCAACAAGATGGTAAGTATTACAATCTAAACGCAAAAACCGGATGGTATGTAGAATCATTTGAAACAAACGAGCAATCAGCTACGGTTCATGAGTTTGTAGAAAAAGAAGGAAAATGGTTTAACAATATTAGAGGAGTAGCAACTACTCATGTAAATGATTCTTCGGATTTATCAGTAACATCTAGCAATTTAGATCAACAAGAGTTTTCAGTACAAGGAATTGGTATTCCTTCTGGAGTAGCAGATTCAGGAGATGTACCAGGTAATATATATAAATTAACAGTTGCAAATAATACATCAACCACATACGAAACAGATGGCGGAAGCGGTGGTACAGATTGGGACACAACGGCAGATTAAAAAATAGAATATGGCAAATTGGACAGTATCTTCTTACTCAAACGCAGAAACACAGGGTGACAACGTTAACGCTGGTAGTATGGCTGCTTTCGCGGATTTAGTAATAACACCGAACGTTGGTTATGCTATCAGTGCAACTGACTTTAAAATCGGTGGAGCAACAGAAAGTCCTACAAATACTTGGACTGGAGGTAATGTAGATAGTGAAATTTATAAAGTTGTATTTTCAGACATAGGTACAGCTGGTACGGTTAGTAACACCGTTAGAGCTAGAGTGCACTTTGATTCAACTGCTTTAGGTGGAACGCCTTGGAGCATGCCTGGTAATGATAATACTTTATATATAGATATAGACGAAAAAGAAACTGTTAGAAATGTAGATAGGTTTTTCTGTATAAGAACTCAACATGTAGCTGAAACAGATGGTAAGGGTGTTAATAAACATACAGTAACTTACGCTACGGCCCCAACAAATATAACGACTACAAACAACACTCCGTTAGTTCACAATATTGGAGATGGATTAGTAGAACACTTACACCAAGGTACAGTACCCCAAGGGGTGGCAGCGCCAGGAACGCTTATATTTTCTATAGATTTTGATGCTAACGAAACGTATGGATATTATTATGACAACGAACCAACAATAGGGACTCTTAGTGGTACTTATTCTAGTTATTATACGTTTGTAAATAGTGGGCACGTATATGATGCTAATTCAAAACTTATATTTGTTACTATAAAAGGGTATTATAATCCACCAGTAAATGTTACTGGTTTAGATCCTGACCCCGCTAGTTCAGCTAGTGCTATGTGTGAGTTAGGTCAATCAATTTTAATATCACACGTGTTAAGGCAGTCGGAACAAGGTGAGCCTGGTTCAACTACTCAAATAACAGATGTTATTATAAATGAATCAATTATAGACGCAGGTGGAGAAGTTAGAAACATAGAAATAATAGGGGATTATTTAGCTCAAGCTACTTTTAAGGTTGTTAGCTCTGACTCTAGCAAAACGTATGATTTTGGAACAACAGGCAGTGGGATTAATGGGACTTTTACCGCGTCCGCTACAGACTCAGGTTCTACAACTTGGGGATCGGTTGGTAAACGATCGGTTAGTAACCTTTCATGGACAATCCATTTCCCAGTTGTTACTTCTAATACGTATTATGACATTATTGTAACACCTACTACTCCTACTACGGCTACTAGTAACGTCCCTACAGCGGCTAACGAATTACGTATATACCAATATCCTGTAATTAAAGTTAGTTTAGGTCTTCTTGATGGCGCTAACGTTTACGACGACGGAGAGCTATTTGATGGTGATCCTAATGCAAGTGGAGGTATTAGTATTCAAGGAAGAGCGGGAACTAATGTCGACATGACAAGAGAGTTCTCTTACACTATAATACCAGCTATGATAACAGCGGGTAGTGGAACTCTAAATGTTAAGTCGTCGTTAGATTTTAGTTTAGATTCAACTATCAATACCGTGGTTAAACTAGATGGAGATGCCGGTGGAACAAGTTTTGATATTGATAGTACGGTTGGTATAATTGCTGGAGCTCAAATAAATTGGAGCATACAAAAATTAAGTTTATTCTCAGGTACGAACGATGAAATTACTCCAACAAGCTATACAGCTGGAGGACCACCAACAATTGCTGCTAACTTAGATAATTTAGTAGTAGGTATGCAGGTTACAAGTAGTTCGGTATCAGAAAGAGACAATGTTATAATAGAATCCTTAGCTGGTGGCGTAGTTGTGTTAAGTTCACGTATAAGAACTATAGAAGGAGAGCCCTTAACATTTACAGCACGTGGAGTAACAGTTAGTAGCGTTACAGACGCTAACACTTTAGTAGCATCACAAACTATGGAGGGAGTTAAAGATAATTTTGAATTAACTTTTGGTGGTGGAGAAGCAGATGTTAACGCTACTGTTTCTAGCGCAACAGTAACAAAAGTTGGTGATAATATAGTTATAGCTGGAAGTTTCAACGTACAATCCTTTCCTGTTGCCGACGTGACAGTTAAATTAGATCTTAACGAATTAATAACAATATCATAATATGCCTACAGTAACTTTAACATTTGCAAATAAAATAAATGAATCAGCTCAAGTAGGTGATACAGCTTATTACTCTTCAACTACTGATGTAGGTGGATTTAAAACTTCATTAAAAGCAGATGAAGTTACAGAAAATACATATGTAAATATTGGGACTATAAGATCTATAGCGTCAGGTAGATTATCTATGGTGGTAAACACTAGCTTAACAGCTTCTCAAATACCTACTACTAATCACTTTATATTTTTCAGTAAAGATAACGTAGCTAATATGTCTAGTGCATTGGGTTACTACGCAGAGGTTAAGTTAAAAAGTAATTCTACCACAGAAGCAGAGTTATTCAGTGTAGGGTGCGATGTATTTGAAAGTAGTAAATAAACGCAAAAAACTGTAACTATATACACTATAGTAAATTAAATTTAATGAAAAAAGAAATAACTCTTAGTAAAAGAGAGGAAATACAAGCTTTACAAGAATTGTTAATAAGTAATGCTGATGGAGAAAATATAGAGGGAGATGGTAACAAGATAGTACATAGCAATAACTTTCCTTTAAAACACACCTTTGCAGATGGTATATACATAAGACAAATGGATATGAAATCTGATTCTATGGTTATAGGAGCTATCCATAACCACTTACACGCTTGGTTTTTATTAACTGGGCATTTGATGGTCGTAACAGAGGATACTACAGAAGAGTTTATAGCACCATGTTATGTTTTAGCAACGCCAGGTAGTAAAAGAGTTATATACGCAATGGAGGATTCTATATTTGTAAACATACATAAAAATCCCAACAATATAAAAGATATTAAAGAACTAGAAGACGAGATTGTCTCTTTAACATTTGAAGATTATGAAGAATATATTAATAAAAATAAATAGATTATGAGTTTTATTGCCGTAGGAGCACTAGCTGTTTCAGCTGGACTAGGTGTAGCTAACGCTATAAAAGGTAGTGCCGACAAAAGAAAAGCTAAAATTGAAAACAAAGCAGCTAAAGTGGAAATGGAAAAAGCTATGGATAAGTATCGTAACATGGATACTAGTAATCCTTATTTAAACATGGAAAACACTATGGAGGATTTAACTGTTAATACCCAAGCGGCAGATATGGCTAACGAACAATCTCAAATTGGTATGGCTGATACTTTAGGGAAAATGAATCAAGCAGCTGGAGGATCTGGTATAGCGGCATTAGCACAAGCTATGGCTAATCAGAGTCAAATAGCAAATCAAAAAGCTTCAGCTAATATAGCTCAACAAGAAAAAAGCAATCAAAAAGCTGAGAGAACAGAAGCTAGTAGAATACAAGGTTTGGAAATAGAAGGCGAAAAATATTCAAGAAGATTAAAAGGTAGCATAGCAAACGCAGAACTTCAATTAGCGTCTGGAAATGTAGCTGGTACAGCTGATGCTATAAATGCAGCTCAAAGTGATATAGACGCAGGTATTAATCAAGTGGGTAGCTCTGTTGGTACTTACGCCGCGGGAATAGCAAACTAATAAATTATGGCAAAAAAAAACACAACTACAGGATACGAATTAAGCAGCAACGCTATACAGTCTTACTTAGATGCTAAAACAGCACAACGTAACATACGTACTAATTGGGATACGGCTAGCGATTTAAGTGGACAAGTTTTAGGTGCTGTTCAAGATCGTCAGGAAGCAATACGAGTTGATGAAGAAAACAAACGTAAAGAACTAGAATCTCACGAAGAACAATTTTCTAACAATGTTCTTAAGATAACAGAAAATTCTGGAAGTCTTGGAGAGGAATATTATGGTATAGCTACAGAACAAGCTAAACTATTACAACAAGAGTATATGGACGCTGTGAGAGCTGGTGACAAGGAAGCACAAACAAAAATAAAAATGAGGTTACAAGGTTTGTCTACTGGAGTTGGATCTTTAAAAGAAAGTTTAAGTATTGCGGCTGAATTAAAAAATGATGGAGTTTTATCTAATGGTAGAACAGCAGAAGAAATAAAAATAGCAAATATATGTACAAACCCAGCTAACGCTGTTTATCAAGACGGAGAATGGTTCTTTAAAGATCCTGACACTGGGCAGATGTATACTACAGAAGATTTAGATAAATCGTTAGGCCAGGTAGACGAAGTAGTATCTAAAGCTTATTTAGAATACGAAATGGGACAAAATGAAGCTGGCATGAACTACGTTAATGGTACTGGTGCGGATTTTAATTTTAATAGAATAAAAACTAGTATTGGTGATAACTTCATTAAAGAGGATAACATAATGTCTATAATGCACGATGACTTTAGAAAATCTGGAGAAAGTAATACTTTTGCAGCCGACTTGAGTAGTTATTTAGAACAAATGCCAGATTATTATAAAACGTTTAATATTGACGTAGATGGTGATGGTATCCCAGGAAATAGTGAACAAGATAAAGCAGCTCTTGTTAAAGCTATAACAGATAAAACAGACGTTAACTATGACTTTAAAATGTCTAAAAATATTGTAGCTGATTATTTAACTAGACAGTCTCAAGAAAAATTCTACGGATCACATCCGTCAGGACTAAACTCTACACAAAGAAAAGCCTTACGTCCAGAACCAGGTGAGAATCCAAAGGTGTTTATTGCTAGAGGAGGTATAATGGGAGAATTAGCTAAGGAAGGTACTGTATGGAATGAAGATCTAGGGATGTTCGTAAAAAAAGGTAGTGATATGACAACTCAAGAAATATTAGATAAAGCATAATATGGCAAACGCTAAAGAAGTAGAAATTGTTAATAGTTTAAGAAATCAAGGTTATACGTCTAGCCAAATAATTGGCGCGGTAAGGCAGCATAGACACAACATTAAAGTTGCAGCACAAAGACGAAAAATAGAAGAAGAAAGAAAGCGTCAAGAAGAAAAATCAAAACAAGACTTTAGAGAAGAACAATCTACGGTTAAAAAGGTTTTTACTCTTCCAAAATTTAGTCACCAAAAAGATGATGGAACAGGTGAGGAATATGAGTACACTTACGAAAACGGCGAGTGGATGTTTGACATGTCTCAAAGAGGAAAAGAGGGGAAAGTACCTGTAAAAGATATAAACCCCGACTTTATTGATAGGTTGAACACAAAAAAAGACAACTACGTTGAAACTGATATTACAGACTATGATAAAATAATTTCTCCAAGCGCTACTTGGACTGACTCTGAAGGTGGGGACAAAAAGCTATCAGATAACATACTTGATTATAGAGATGATGATTTTGTTGCTAATACTCTAACTAGAGAATATGGTGAGGATTTTGAGTTTGAGGATTCTGGAAGTGATATGATAACGGCTACTCACAAAAAGACAGGAGAGACATATGAGTTTGAAACTAATTTTGTTGGGATAGGTGGAACGGAAGAAATAGAATCTGGTAAAGGATTGATCAAGTGGATGAAGAACCAAAAGTACGGTGGAGATGAAACTCACGTAGAAGTAGGAGTTACTGATTATAGACCTGTTCTTAATGAAGACACAAAAGAATATGAGTGGCGTTACGTAAAAGACGGTGAAGTTGGAGATGTTATAAGTGGAGAGAAAACTTTAGAGACTTTAAACTTAGCGCATCCTAATGCTTTGAACGAATTAAAGTATGATGACTTTAGAGTTATTGATGGAGAGTGGAGAAAGAAAAATGAAGAAACTGAAGAGTACGAATCCATAAGTAACGAAGAAGTTAACACTAACTTAGACATGTTATACCCTAAGGCTAAAACTGCTGCTTCAAAAAGAAAGGACGGTCAAAGCGCAAAAGATTATACTTATAACTTAATAGACGTTAACAAGGGTAAGGAGATAAAAGGATACGAAGAAGAAAACGAAAAAAGACAAAACGTTAGTTACGAAGAATGGTTAGCAACCGATGAGTACTATTATGATGGTAGAGATAAACCAGGTTTTTGGGGAACAGTTGCAGAGTCTCTTTCGTTTGGCGTTTCTAAAGCAGGAGATATATTAGACCCAACCTATGACTATAAAGGAAACGAGTTACAGTCTTTTAAAAGAGATTTATATGAAAATTGGAAAAACGAATATAAAAAGAAACTACCAAGTAATATAACTACAAACGTAGTAAACCCAGATGCATACATACAAAACACCACTGACGAACCTTTTGCTACTGTAAACGGCGTAGTAAAACCTGGTGAGTATTATTTATCAGGAGCAGAGGTTAAGAAAGCTGAAGATAAAAAACTAAATATATCTAATGGCGTTATAAGTGAAGAAGAGTACAATAGTTTAGTTTTAAATAGAAACAGAAATAAATCTTCTACAGACATAGAGAAAATAGAGGAATATTGGGATTTGAATTACAACGGCGATAACTCTGTCAGTGAAGTGGTTGAGATAGGTATTAATAATAAATTTGGAGTAGAAGACTTCAAAGAAGGTACTTATAGATTGAATGGGCAAACTTATAACATAAGTAGCGATGATGTAGAGTTTTGGAAAGATTGGAAATCTTACAATAATAAATATAGTGAGGGAGGTGGTTATGATAGAGAGGTTGAGTTAGATAGAATACGCACAGAAGAACAAAAATCAAAAAAGGAAATCAAAGAGCGGGGGATTAGTGGAGAGGTGTCTGAACTAGGAGATAGCGATGATGATAGAAGAAGAGCTAGATTTCTAATAGACCAACTTGATGAAGAGGGAGAAGTGTATCAAAAACTCCTCTCGAAATATCTTACTAGCTATACAATATACGAGAAGACTAAAAAAGAGTACGATAATAGAATCTCGTATTTAGATGAAGCCGGCTATACATTGGATTTAAACGATAAAAAATTAAAATACTTACAATACAAGATGGATCAGAATAGTGATTGGAAGAATATGTTTGAATCTGAAGGGGCCGCTGTGTTTGGAAGAAATCAAAAATCACTATCACAATCAATGTCTTCTAAGCTTGACTATAGCGACGCGGAGTTAAGTGACATAGAAGATATGGATGATTTTAACAAGTTCTTAGAAGAAAATTATAGTCAAAGCGGTTCGTTTGAAAAAACTATTTTTGATGTAAATAAAGGTAAGTGGGTTATTGATAATCCTATATCCACTGGAAACGTTTGGTCTGGTATGTGGGGTAGCAACAAAACAGATGTTAATAAAGCAAATTTATTAAACGCTTATTATAATCAAAAATCTCAAAAAGTAAATAATCTACAAGATGAATACGAGGTTAATGGTTTTTATGAAAAAGTTGATGAGCTTGATGATTTGAATTTTTCTTTAGAGAAAGACTTACAAGAATTAAATGAAAGTGATGAAAACTCTAAGTATTCTAAATATTTAAAGTTCAAGGAGCAAATTGATTCTGGTGAGATAGAAAGTTCGGAAGAAAACATTGCTAAGATCAACGAGATGGTAACAGAAATTAATGTCATTTCAGAAAATGCGCAAAGAAAAAGTAACAGATATAATGGTATAATCATTGACCCAAGAATGAAATTAATGTTTGAGGGTTATGAAAACTTTGCTAATGAAGCAAATGTAATGAAGCTGAAATATAACAATCTTTATAAAAACAACAAGGCTTATAAAGATATGGTTGACAACCAAACAAAAATAGAAAAAGCTTCTGAACATTGGTACGCCCCAATAATAGCTCCGTTAGAGGAAGTTTTTGGTACCGTAATAGACTATGCTCTTGGTGGTGTTGGTTTCTTAAGTATAGAAGGAGCTGATTTTGCTAGAGGGGTTGTAGGGAAAAAGAAACTTTCTAAAAAAAAGAAGGCCCAAGCGTATGAGTTGTTTTCAACTATGTCTAACATGCTTAAACCAGACATGGTACAAATGGGACCTCTGTTTGATCCTAAAACTGGAGAGATGAATATTACTTCGTTCATAGAGCAATCAGCACAGACACTAACGCTTATGCATATGATGGTTAGAGGTGGTGGTGTTGTAAGAGGTGGTTTTAGTAAGGTTGGTAGTAGAGCTAGAAAATTTTCCTCTAGTTTACCTGGACAAATAATTAAAAACCAAGTGGCTTTAACTCTTCCTAGGCTTTATAGCGGTATGAAGATGATACAAAGAACTAAAATAATACCAAGTCTAGGAACAGTAGGAAAAACATTAAAACTAAAAGATAGAGCACAACAGGTTGTCGGTGGCGCTATGGCGTATTACCCTATGAACGTTGAAGAAGCTATGTCTCAGGTAGATGAAAATTTTAGTTATGAAGATGCTTTTAACTCCGCTGTAACTAAAACAATGTTTGAGTCTGGTATTGAAGCTCTGTTTCCTGATGTTAATATGTTTAAGAATTTTGGTAGAATAAGAAGTGGGGCAAAAGATTATCTAGATCCGAAGGTGTGGCAAAACATGAGTAAGTCTCAAATTAAAAAGTTAAAAGGTGATTTCTTAAATCCAAAACTATGGTTACCAAAAGATGGTATTATACCTAATATGGCTACGTTTAGCAAGCTATTTGGTAACATGCTTAAGGAGATTCCTAAGGAAATGATTGAAGAAAACCTACAAGAGTTAGCTAGTGGAATGGTGAGTATGCAATACAATAATAAATTCGATACAGACTTTCATATTCCAACGGCAGAAGATTTTAAAGCATTAAACGTACTAACCCCAGCCACTGTATTTTTTGGTGGAGCCGCAAGAACTGTAGGTTTTAGAAAAGGACAGATAGATCAAGGTATGTACCAAGCTGCTATAGAAAACATGGATGTGTTTCAAGAAGTAATGCGTAACAAAGAAAAACTTGGACAAATAAAACCTGGTCAAGCTAATGAAATAATTCAAAAAGTTCAAAACTATGTATTAGCTAAGTCTCAAATTGATTTTGATGAATACAACAGTATGTCTCATAATCAACGACAAGAAACTTTAAATGCATTAGTAAAAAAAGAACAGTTAAGGAAACAAATAAAAGATACTAAAAACCCAGCGGAAGAAGAAAGACTAAGAAGAGAGTTAAATAATACAGAAAAATATATACAAAAATTAGCTAAGCAAGTTAATTTAAATTTTAAAAGCAAAAAAGAAACGCAACTTGATTTTGAAATTTGGAACAAAAGACAACAACTTAAAGACCATGAACTTGGATCAGAAAAACACCAAAAGATAAGAAAGGAAATTCTTAAGAAAATTAAGGAACGTAACGAGATTAGATTAGAAGCTTCTCCTTATGAGTTTGAAGGAAAAAGTTATGATAGTTTATCTGAGTTTATCGCTGATATTAGAAGAGCTAAAGAAAATGGATTTTTTGACAAACAAAGTAGAGGTAATATAAAGATAAACAACAAAGTAGGAGTTGATAAAGCTCAAAGAATACAAGGCGTTATAAACTCAATAACGGGTATAGATAACTTTACTGGATCAGAAGTTTTAATGAGTCAAACAGATGCGATTGAATCTCAAGAGTTTCAAGCTAACCCAGAGAATAGAGGAAAAACATTAGCTGATTACGAGTTAGAACTAAATGAAATTTTAAAAACACCTGGTAAAAAAGACGCTAACATAATAAACGATCTTCGAAATACTATTAATTATCTAAAACTTCAAGAAAAAGGTTTTGAATTTGACCAACAGGGAGTTATAGTAACTAGTCCAGAAGCTGTCTCTCAAGCGATGATAGAAATGGACGGGGGTTTTGACTTTAAAACTTTTAACGAAGCTGAATTTGATAAAGCTGTAAACGCTGTTAAAAACGTAACAAATAATAAAGACGGATCTGGCGTTCGTACTGAAGCTATGACTAGAGAACAAATGATAGCCGCTGGTTTTCATAAGTCTGTACCTGGTTCGTTAAATGCAATAGCATTCATGGGCGTAGGGCTCAATTCCAAAACTGGACAGATGGAGCCTATACTTATTATAAATAAAGATAAATCTTTAGAAACTGGAAACAACACGGGTGCATCTCACGAATTATTACATCAAGTATTATTTTCTGTAATCAATGGTCCAATAAGACAAGTTGTAGGTAAAGACGGAAAGAAATACAACACTAAATTGACCCCAAAAGGAAAGGATCTTATACAAGGATTATTAGATTTACTACCACCAAGTCAAAGAAAAGATTTAGACGCCGTGATGGAAGCGCGTGGGTACAAAAACGATGAAAAAACCGGTGACGAATTGCCTTTTGAAGTTTACGCTGAAGAATATTTAAACAACTTTCATGACATCGTAGCAGGGGATGGTGTAACACTTTATAATGAAGATGGGTCTATAGATAGAGTTGTTAAAATGGACAACAGACCAGACAACAGAGGTATACTTCAAAAAATTAAAGATAGAATAATTAATTTCTTAAAAGGTGAAGTTGAAGAAGATTTTCACAAACTTATAGATACTAATTTAGACACTCCTGAAAAACTTTTAGAATTTCTTAGAACTTATAATTCACAAGCTATAGACGGGAAGTTTAGTGAAGATATAATAAACATGTCTATTGGTAGTAGAGTTTATTTTTCTGAAATCACTGATCCAGAGGTGGATCCAGCTATAGTTAGTTTTTCTAAAGCCCAACAAAACGTTCAGCAAGAAGTTGAAAATTTAATGACTCCAAAAACAGCCGCTGAATTAGCCGCGGAAGTTAACGATATATATAATGATGATAGGCTTACTGATGGTCAGAAAGAGTTTATGATTGCGGCTAAATATAGAGGGATGGCTGAAGCTAGATGGAAAGAGGCTTATAGACAATCTGTAGGAACAGATAGTCAAAAAATATTAGAAGATTTTAAAGAGGATATTATATCTGACATGCTTTTTGATTTAGGTACTGAGACTAGAAAAGCTAGAACAGTAGTTGGATTAGTTAGAGATTTTAAAACCGAAAAACAAAAATATAAAAATACCGCTGCGTATATAAACACTTATTTTAAAGTTAGGGCTTTTGAAGTTTTATCTAAGTACACTAAAGACAAAGGCTTTGCAAGATCTATGGATGACGCAATGAATGAGGTTTCTCAAATGGAAGATTCAATCGAACAATTGGACGAAGCAAAAGGAATACAGTCAGGTGGTATAGTTGTTAGTGAAAGATTGATCGAAGCAGAAAAAGGAACAGATAGAGAACCAAGAATAAAACAACATCTTGTTAATTTAAATGATATTATAAATAATAATCCAGAAATTGCAGAAGGTAAAAATTATAAATCACTTCCTGACTTAGATCCTAGAGGAACAATATCTATGATGATGTCTGATCCAACAGCTGTTTACAAAGACGACGGAACTCCAGTGTGGCAAAGGCCAGCAATGAAAAAACTTATAGGAACTTCTATATTAGATTCTATAGTTGAAAAGTTAGCTAATAATGCTAATTTAAACCAACAAGATATAAAAGCCCTACAACAATATATAAGCAAGCACAATCAATTATTGTGGATAGGTTTACCTCAAGGATTTACCACGAGAAGAGTAAAACAAAGAGATGGTTCTTTTATAGACAGACCTGATAAAGCTACGGGTGTACAAAACGTTTTGTTAGAACCTTTTTATAATAAAGCCGCTAAACCATACGGAAACTTCTTTCCTCAGTATAAAAAACCTAGTATGCCTACTAACGACTTTTTAGAGGTTTTTGGTATAACGCCTAGACGAGAAGTTAATATAGTTGGTAAGGAAAGTAATGTCAGTCAAAGAGTAAAAGCTTTAATAACTCAACATGGTAAAATTATATCTAACCAAACGGTTAGACAAAATGAAAATACAACTGACGCTGTAAGAAACTCTTTACAAGACGGTAAGTCGATGCCTGTGTTTAGCAAAGCTTTGGTTAACTCGCCACAACAAACGACAAATTATTTACAAGCTGTTTCTATATTAGATAGAACGATACCTTGGGGAGAATTTATGTCCATGAGTGTAGGTTCTTCAAATTTAAAAATAAAGGAAATACCTAGCGAAAACGTGAAGCTACTTAGAAATTATATAAAAACAGCCTTGGTAGATGCTGGTGTTGATAAAAGTCTTCATGGTGATATTATAAAAGAAATGACCACAGAAACAGGCGTAGTTATTTCTCAGATAAATTTAAGAAACTCATACAAGGGAAGTAAAGAAGTTTTTCCTTCTATAGTTGATCAAGCTAGACAATATTGGGAGCAAGAAGCTATAGAGGAAAGAAGTGTATTTAATGCCTTAGGTATAGACGGAACATATAAATCTATAGCTAACCAAGAAGATGTTATAACTAGAGCAAGACAATCTATTACCGATTCTGTTGTGGTAGCAATGCGACACGCTGGTATGGATGTTGACGGTAGAGGAGATGTGTTATTGCAGGATGTTTGGAAAAAATCAACACCAGAACAAAAAGCAAAAGCACTAAGTTATATATGGAAAACAAAAGGACAGTTCGCTGCGTCTGGTAAGATTGTAGATGGTTTTTGGACTGTAGAATATGAGGGTGGTCCTGTTATTAGAAATAAAAAACACATACCTAACAAAGGTAGAATGGGTATGCAGATAACAGAAGGTATTGGAGATTGGGCTGCGCTTATAAACAAAGCCTTGCCAGGTATAGAAATAATACCTGTTAAACCAGCTATGGAAAAAGGTAAACCTAGAATGAGAACTAACTCTCATATAACTAGACAACCTAACGTGACTAACGATAAAAAATTAAAAGAGATGTACCCTAATTTTAATAAGGTTGAAATTTCGGAAAACTCCAATGAAGTAATAAAAAATTTAAACACAGCTTTAAGTTATAAAAACTTTAACAAACATAAGAACCAGGCGTTAAGTTATAGGTCGATGTTAACGGATCAATTCATTGCATTTAATAATTCTTATAACGACCCAAATAGTTTAACAGATGATAGAGACGCAGCTGCTTACATAATGACATTAAGTAGCGGTATGACTAGTCCAACTAGAAAAGCTGCTTATCCTTGGGGAATATCAGATGGTGCTAAAGACGTTCCTGTTAAAGATAGAGGAACAAAATTAGAATATGACCATTTAAAACCTAATAATGTTTTAATGTTAAAGTTAGCTGATATGTTAAAACGTAACTTAACAGAATCAGAAATAAGAGCAGAATTAGACGTTTTCTTTAGTGATTATGTTGTTAACATTATTCAAAAGAAAATGGACGGTGTTGTTAAGATGAATAAAATGCAGTCTCACATGCAGTTAGAATATGTTGAAGGATCTAATTTAACAGATTTAACAAAACTAGAACAAAACGCTTTAGGCAGGTTGTTTCATAAATTAAACAAATATAATAAAGAAGTTAGAGCTATAACAGCTTTAGACCCAGAGTTAAAAGGATTAAGAGTCGGAGAAGATTTTGTAAATAAATCTTATCATAATTTTGAAAATATTCAAGAGGTAGAACAAAGGAATACTTTTAGTAAAGCTGTAAACAACGCTAACAAAACAAATCACTTAACACCGTCAAGAGGTATGAGTGCTTTTGATTTTGACGAAACACTTATTGACAAAGGTGATAATACTATTATCGCCACTAAAGGAGAAGACGTTGTAGAAATCAGTTCTAGCAACTGGCCATTACAAGGACCTCAACTAGCAGCTGATGGTTACGATTTTGACTTCAGTGATTTTGTAAATGTAAAAGGTGGGGTTGAAGGTCCTTTAATGCAAAAGTTTAGAAACAGAATAGCTAAGTATGGTATTGAAAACAATTACATACTAACGGCTAGACCAGCCGAAGCAGCGCCCGCAATACAAGCTTGGTTAAAACAACAAGGTATAGATATGCCTATTGAAAATATTACTGGGTTAGGTAATAGTACTGGTGAAGCTAAAGCTATGTGGATGGCTGAAAAGTTTGCAGAGGGGTATAACGATATGTACTTTGTTGACGACGCTTTACCTAATGTAAAAGCTGTTGCTGATATGTTAGAACAGTTAGATATTAAAGGTTCTTCTGTTCAAGCCAAAATACAGTTTAGTAGAAGTATGAACCCTACATTCAATAAAGTATTAGATGGTAACTTCCAAGCGGAATTAGACCTTAATAGAATACTAGAGCAAACTAAAGGTGTTAAAGCTGAAGCTGTATTTTCTGATGCTCAAGCTAAAATACGTGGTTCTGCTAAGGGTAAATGGAAGTTTTGGGTTCCTTACTCAGCAGAAGATTTTAAAGGGTTAGTGTATAGATTTATTGGTAAGGGTAGACAAGGTGAGGCTCAGATGGCATTTTTCAAAAAAGCTTTGTTTGATCCGTTTGGAAGAGCACACGAAGCTATGAACATGTCTAAGCAGCAATTAAATAATCAATATAAAGAATTGTTAAAACAATTTCCTAATGTAAAAAAAGAGTTAAGTGATAAACTAGATGACTACACAGGATTTGAAGGTAATCAGTTTACTGTTGAGCAGGCTATCAGAGTTTATCTTTGGAATAAAAACGGTATGGAAGTACCTGGGTTATCACAAAGAGATTTAAAAGCTTTAGTTAACTTCGTACAGAGTGACACGGAATTGAAATCGTTTGCTGAAAACTTAGCACTAATAACAAATCAAGAGTTAGGTTATTTAGAACCTACAGAATACTGGACGGTAGAAAATATAGATAGCGATATAAATACAATAAACAACGAAATAAACAGAGAGGATCATCTAGCCGAATGGAGGCAAAACAAAGAAATAATGTTTGGTGTTTGGGGAAGTGACGGTAGGTTAGTTGGAGATAATATAAATAAAATAGAAGCAATATACGGTACTAGGTTTAGAGAAGCTTTGGAAGATATTCTTTACAGAATGGAGTTTGGAAGAAAAAGAGAAGCTGGTAGCAACAGACTAGTAAATGCTTTTAACAACTGGGCAAACCAATCTGTTGGCGCGATCATGTTTTTTAACATGAGATCAGCATTACTACAAACTATATCTAGTATTAACTACTTAAATTGGTCAGACAACAACCCTTTAAAAGCTGGTGGAGCATTATTAAATTTTCCACAGTTTTTAAAAGACTTCACAATGATATTCAATTCTGACATGTTAAAACAGAGGCGTGCTGGTAATCAAAGAGGTATTAACGAAGCAGAGTTAGCGCAAGCAGTTGAAGGTGTTGGCGTTGCTAATAGAGTTAAGGCTATGTTACATTACTTATTGACAAAAGGATTTTTACCTACGCAAATCGCGGATAGCTTTGCAATATCTTCTGGTGGTGCTACGTTTTACAGAAACAGAGTAAACACTTACTTAAAACAAGGTATGACTCAAGAACAAGCAGAAACTAAAGCCTTTCAAGATTTTGCAGAAAACACAGAAGAGTCTCAGCAGTCTTCTAGACCTGATATGATATCACAGCAACAAGCAAGTCCATTAGGAAGGTATATACTGGCATTTAAAAACACTCCAATGCAATATGCTAGATTAACTAAAAAAGCATTTTTAGATTTAGCAAACGGTAGAGGTGACGCAAAAACAAATGTAGGTAAAATCATATACTACATGGGTGTTCAAAATTTAATATTTTCAGCTCTTCAAACAGCGTTAGGTGCTTTGATAGGTGGAGATGAAGATGAAGAAAAAGAAAAGGCTTTTGAAAGAACTGCGAACTCTATGATTGATTCTATTCTTGGTGGTCTTGGATTTGGTGGAAACGTTGCGTTGACACTAAAAAACACTATATTAGAATACAATAAACAAGAAGGTAAGGGTTGGAACGCAGATCACACTTATACAATATTAAAGTTTTTTGGTTTATCTCCAACTATAAGTTCTAAAGGTAGAAAACTTTATTCAGCTATACAAACAAGAAAGTTTAACAAAGAAGTAATGAAAGAAATGGACCTGTTAGACATTGATAACCCTACGTGGTCTATTATAGCTAACATTGTATCTGCTACTACAAACTTACCACTAGATAGACTTGTTAAAAAAGTAGATAACATAGATGCAGCTTTAACAGAAGATATAACTGCTTTACAAAGATTTGCCTTGTTAATGGGTTGGAATACTTGGGATTTAAAAATAGATGATTCTGATGTGGTAGCCGTAGAAGATGAAATAAAAGAAAAAAAGGAAGTTGAAAAGAAAAAGAAAAAGAAAATAAAAAAGGAAGAAAAGAAAAAAGAAAAAGAAGCAGAGGAAGAAGTAATAGAAAAAAGTTTTATTGAAGATCAAAAGAAAGAAAGAGAAGAGGGTAAAAAAGATATTACTTGCGTTGCTGTAAATAAATCTGGAAAAAGATGTAAAACTAAAGTAGATGGTAATAATACATATTGTACTATTCATGTTAAGGTAGATCAAGGAACAAAAGAAGTTCAGTGTAAAAAGATCAAGTCTGATAAGAAGAGGTGTAAGATGAAGACAAAAGCAAAAAGCGGTTTGTGTTACTACCATGATTAAATAAAGTAAAAAATACGTAATCTTATAATAAAAAGTAAACTATAAAAATGGCTAAAGAATTAAACGAAGACACAACGTTCAAAATGAGTATTAAAACTATGGGTATGGTAGCTGCAGGTATATTTGTAGTTGTTGGCGGATGGTACTCTCTTATGCAAGAAATACAGGAAGCTAAAGAGCAACCAGTGCAAATTGATGTTAACATTCTTAAAGAAGAAATTTTAGAAGCAATACCAGAGGCTGAGATAACTAGAATGGAATTTGACATGAAAGATCAAATGATTAGACAGACAATACTAACAACTCAAGAAGATGTAGAGGAAATGAAAAAGACTCTAGAAAAAATTGAAGATAAACTCTATAACAGATGAAACCAACCTCTAAAACATTCGGCATATACTTATTAGTATTACTATTTATATTATTAGCGAACACTTCTTTTAGCCAAGTTGTTGCTACGCATTTTAATGCTGAGTGGAACGAAACTAACAAAGCTGAGTGGGTAGACTCATTAACGGATTGCGAAATTACTCACACAAAATGTCCTGTTAAAATCAAAAGAAACAAGGTAACTGTTTTGCCTACAATTATTGTATTTAAAGATGGAGTAGAAATGTATAGGTTTGAAGCTGACTTAAGTTTTAAGATGGTAGCTACAAAAGAAGAATTACAAAAACATATTAACGAACTAATAGAAGACGTATACTAATGAAAAATATATTATTGTTACTCGTGTGGTGTATAGCATTTGCTTCAAACGCGCAGATACTTAAGAACGCTACTTTTTTTGTATCCGGAGATATAAGTTCCCCGTTAGTAGAACAACCTCGTTACATGATGGATAGAGTAACCGGACAGCTTACTGATTTAACAGTAGTTAGTCCTTATAATTACGAAATTAATTTAGGAGTTAGAAAAATAGCAAGATTTGGATATGAAAATAAAGCTAAAAGGTTTTATGATGGTTCTGAAAATACTATCAGTACTAATGCTAGTATTGGCGCTGTTACTGGCGGCGAGTATTTATTATCCTGTAGTTTTGTTCGTGATAGGGGTAGAGAATTTACTAACCAAGAATACTGGTACAGACACGTAGGTAAATATTTTTTAGTTAAAGGTGAGTATGTGGATAACCAAGAAATAAAATTAAAGACATTTGGCGGTGAAGTTAGAGGTAAGGTAGACGTGGGTGACTTTAATTTCACAGCAGGTATAAAACATAGATCACATCCGGTTTACGGGTTTAATCCGTTTTTGGAAAATTACGATTTAGAAAACGATCCTTGGTGGAATATAGCTTATGACATAGGATATGAAGACGAATACTACTACGTGGACGGCGAAGGTAATGGTGTTGACGACTGGTACGATTATTACAATTGGAATTGGTATGCTCCAGATGGAACTTTAGTCGCTATCACCGATCAAGAGTTTATGAAGTACGAATTTGGTAAAGCTGTTGATCAATACAATAAACAACAATTAAATAGTTTAGGAATGCAACAAGAAGTGTCATTAGTAATAGGTACATCGTATTATTATTATAGACCTAGGTTTTGGATTCATTTCTGGGGAGATGTAATGCCTAAGCATAAAGGGTTAACAGATTATTCCTATGCTGAAGATAACATCGATTTTGACTTAGGAGGAGTTATAGGAACAAAGATAACTAAAAGAATAGGAATATTTATAGAGGGAAAATGGAGACGCTATTGGGACATAGATAATTACGAGTTAAAAACTGGTGTTAATTATATAATAAAATAATGGCGTACGTACAAAAAAATAATCCTTTTCCAATAACAAGCTGTGGTAGAAGAAGATCGTTTCAAACCACAGATAATCCAGCTCCTTTTAAAAGGTGTTGGGATGGTTTCAAACCTAATCCAGATGGGCGTCCAGCTAAAGAGTCAGGTAGCTGTGTTCCTGACAATGGTCCTAAAATGATGGAAAACGGATCGCCGTTCGATAAAAGAAAAAAGAAAAGAAAAAGAAAACCTGACGTAAGAAAAACTACCAAAGGAAAAAACCGTAATTTTAGAACTACAAAAGAAGGTGCTGGTATGACGGCTGCTGGTGTTAGAAAATACAAGGCTAAAAACCCAGGTAGTAAATTAAAAACAGCGGTAACAGGAAAAGTTAAACGAGGTAGTAAGGCTGCTAAACGTAGAAAATCATTTTGCGCTAGATCTAAAGGTTGGACTGGTGAAAGAGGTAGAGCAGCTAGACGTAGGTGGAAATGTTAAAATAAAAATATAAAATTATGGCGTTTAAGATGAAATACAAAAACCTCGAAGAGGTTGTTAAACAATTAAAAGGTGCAGTTAAAGCACACGGCGAACAAGCTAAAGTGATTGAAGAACACATCGACGAGATGAAGTCTCCTTTAGAAAAAAAGAAAGGATTGTGGCATAATATAAGAGCTAAAAGAAAAAGAGTGGGTAAAAAAGGTATGTCTAAAAAAGGTTCAAAAGCTTATAACAAAGCTGTAAAAGCAGCTAAAAAAATAAATAAAAAATAAATTATGAAAATAAACTGGATAAACGGTTACGCTGCCGGAAACAAAAAGCAAAAATATGAATTTAACTTTAGACTAGGTACATTTACAGTTTTAGAAATTAAAGCTTGTTTATTCTGCGAGGCAGGATGCTCGTCTAAAAGATTTAGGTTAATGATACTTAATCTAGGATTTGAGATATAATGACTTATAAGTATACTAGAGAACAAATAAAAGATACTGTAGAAGGATTAGGATATAAGTATTTTACAGGAGACAATTACGACGTAAATATAATTGGTATTCGTAACTCTAAAACTGAAGGTAAGATTACTAATAAGTTTGACGACTTAATTACTATTTCTTACAAAGACGAAAACAGTGAGTGGCAATACTTAGAGTACGCTTGTACTACCGATCCGGGAGATGATTGGATGGAAAATCCTTGGATAGAGAAAAAAGGATGTGCGGTATTAAAACCTGGGCAATATAGAGGTTCTCATAAACTTAGATTACATTCTGGGAAATACCTAGCCTTAGGACAAAAGAAAGATGTAACAGTTTATAGAGACAATAATAGAAACGATAAATATGAATTTGACGAATCATCTGTAGACACAGGTGTATTCGGAATTAACATACATAGGGCAACGGCGTTAGAAGGTAAGACTTCTACTTACGTAAACAAGTGGAGCGCTGGTTGTCAAGTAATAGCTTCTAATGACGACTGGATGGAGTTTTTGGGCATATGCCAAGAAGCTAGAGAGCACTGGGGTAATTCATTTTCATATACATTAATAGAAAGTAAAAATATAAAATAATGAGAAATTCACCATTAAAAGGATTATTATCAAAAAAAGATAAATCACCATTAGAAATAAACCCTCTCTATGATCACACTTTTTACGATCCTAAAACTCAATTAGCGTTGAATAGAAAAGGGATTAATGTAGGGCAATTTAGTAGTAAAAATAATTCAGGTGTATCTAATACAGCTAAAAAGATGATCAAAGGAGTGAAAAATCTTAAGAGTAAAAATATAAAATAAAAAAATATGGCAACATTAAACGCAACATTAACATTAGCAAGTACAGACTTATCTAGTGATACCCTTAGTATGACTGTAACCGATAGCTTAACTGTAGTGTCACCAATAGTTAATATATCAAAAATAACAGCTACAACTACCGGTGGTGATAACATTATAGTTCCTAACGTAGATTCACCTAGATATGTTTATCTAAAACACACTGGGTTAAACTCCGCTGGATCAACATCTGGTACTGATAAAGTGGTAGTTGAAACAGCAGATGGTACTCAAATAATGGAATTAAAAATAACTGAATTTGCTTTCTTTCCTTTCTACGCGGGTGGAGCTGGTAAACTACAACTTCAAACCTCAGCTAATACAGTGCAGGTTGAATACGCTTTCTTTACTAGAGGATAAAAATGAAACTTATAGGTGGTTTAAATAGTGACACTACCTTGGCAGATATAACATCTGTTGTAGCTGGAACTGGATTATCTGGTGGAGGGACGACTGGTGCGGTAACGTTAAACGTAGATGCATCACAAACACAAATAACCGCAGTAGGAACAATTGCAACTGGAGTATGGCAAGGAACAGCTATAGATTCTGAATATATGACTGCAGCAACAGGTAGTGCGCGAGGAGCAGTGGAATTAGCTACTACCGCAGAAACAACAACTGGCACAGACGCAAATAGAGCGGTAACACCAGATGGATTAAAAGATGGTTTTCAAGGAAGTACAAACGTTATTACTGTAGGAAGCATAACAACTGGAGTATGGCGAGGAACAGCTATTAACCAAACTTATTTACTTGGTCAAAGTGGAACAAACAGTGGTGATGAAACTTTAGCAAGCATAAACGCTTTAGATATAACAGAGGTAGGTACTATTAGTAGTGGTGTTTGGCAAGGAACAGCTATTGCATCAGCTTATTTAGACGCTGATACAGCGCATTATTCTGCAACAAGACAGGTTACGCACCATATGATAACAGATGATATTGACTCTGACGTAATATATATAAGTTTAGGGGATTTTGATGCAGAAAGTTCTAGTGGAACCGCTAAACATTTACCTCTTATAGCTCCTACTGCCGGAAAGTTATTAAAGATATTTCTTAGAACGTCAGTGGATTATTCTAGCGAAACATTTACATGGAAATTATATACTAGAACTATATCTCAAGCTACGGGTGGAGCCCCTTCTGTAATCGGCGCGCAAAGTGGGGCTGGTCCTACGAACAAGACTATGGTAACATATGATTTTACTACTGGATTAGATAGTGGTGTTGGAAGTGAAACTAATGCAATTGCCGCGGGTGACAAGGTACAAATATCTATAGAAGCTGGAGATGGCGCTACGGCTAACGGTAATTATTTTATTACTTGTATGTGGGAGTGGGATCTTAGTTAAAATAAAATAAACAATATGGCACAACAAGTATTTAAAATAACAGACGCTACACAAGTAAAAATGATTAGCATTGGAGACGGAGTTAGTGTAATAAAATCTATGACAATAGCTAATATACATTCTGGTGACGCTACTGTTAGTTTGTTTTTAGCAAATTCAACTGATAACTACTATATATTTAAAGACTTAGTTTTACCAACTGGACAGACCTTAAAAATGGAGAGTGATGAGGTTAGCTTTGATAATAGAACGTATAACTTATTTATCAAACTAGCAGGATCAACTCCAGTAGACGTAATAATAAATTAAAAAATATGGGAAAATTTAAAATGAGGAAACCGAATCCTAAAGGAGAAAAAAGTCCGTTACCACAAGATATAACTGATGTTGTTATTGACAAAACTGGAACAGCTTCTAAAATTGCTAAAGCTGTAAAGTACGGCGCTCAAGGCTCTACTATAGCTAGCAACCCAATTATAAAAAACCTTGCAAGTAAATCACTAGGCGTAGCGTCTTTAATGTTTGACCCTGTTGAAATGGGAACTAATGACGTTAGAGACAAATATGGTAATTGGCCAGGAAGTAAAGAGGATATAGCTAGGCAAAAAAAATCAAAAGAAATAGCAAAAAATTTTAATCCTAACATTAACCCTACGCCCAAAAGAACAATAGAAGAAATGGAAAAGAGTGGTAATTATTCATTTTATTAGATAAAATAAAAAAGGGACTATCGAAAGATAATCCCTTTTTATTATTTGTAGCTAATTTTAAGCTGTTACAGAATTTTTTTGATTCTGAACTTCTACTCTAATTTCTTGAGCTAAGTTTTTAATCGTCTGCATAGACTTTCTAACTCTTGTTCCTGCTGAGTTATTACCTTCCGCAAACTTCTCTGCGTCTGGCATACATCTTTCAAACTCTTCACCCATTTTTTGATACAATTTTACTACTTCGTTTTCTCCGTACATTTTATTTAATTTAAGTTAATATTTATTTTACTTCACAATTACCACCAGCACAAGCTAATTCACCAGATAGATCTGTGTTATCATCTAACTCTATTATCTTTGATAAATCAACTTCGTGTAGTGTTTCTGACATTTTGTCATATTCCTGTTTTGTTATATCCTCGAAAGGAGCTTGTACATAAGTACCGCCATCATAAGGTAGGACAGACAACCCATTATAATGATCTCGGTTTTCCCACATCCATAATCCAGCAGCAGCCCATTCGTTTGGCTTTAAAGAAACTGTAGCGGAAACGTTGTGAGAGTTTGAGCCAG